ACTTTTGGCATATTATTTTCCTAAAATTCTTTGGTTTTTTTACGTCGGTTATTCATTACTTTACCACAACCTTTTGCTATAAACACTCTTACAGGATCGCCTTTACCAGTCATATTTGCCCCACTTTTTTTGGGGCGATCATTAGATCCCTTACCTTTGGTTGTTCGCCTTATTGATTTTTGACGAGCGACCATTTTTTAGGCATGAAAAGCTGTTAGCGTTCCAAATATGCTTTGGGTATATTGAACATATATACCGTTATCAAATAATAAACCATTATCGGGTATGGTTATATCTCTTGTTACGGTAGCACTAGCAACACTTCCTAATTTAAACAAATTTGTTCCTGTTGGAGAGGTTTTTAAAAAATTTAAAGTACCTGCCGTTGCTGAACAAACCATATTTATTCCTTGCAACCTGGCTCTACCTGCAAAAATAACATCCGCAGCAGAATTATTAATTCCTGCTGAAACATTACCTGCTGGATTACCTACTGCTGATATACCAGATAGTGTTTTAAAATATTTGGATCCAGTAGCGGTTCCTGCATTAGCGCCTGTTATTGATTCTGTTTGAGCATCTCCATCAACATCGGTCCCAGTTGCAGTAAAAGATATACCAGAGTCGTCTCCAGCAGAAAGAATAGTAACTATTCGTCCTGAATCAAGAGAAACTGCGCCACCAGAAGTTAACGCGCCACCTATTACAAGTGCTGCGTTATTTCCAACTGCTGCTGCAACTGATATTCCATCAGCATCTAAAGCTTGAGTATCGGCGGTAATAAAGACCGCCGTTACATCAGAGCCTGTCATTCGACCAGCCATAATTTACTCCTGCTTATATATTAAGTTTAATTAATGAGTAATCAGTAGTTACATCAACTAGCATACACGTACCAACAATATCAAGTATGTCGCTTGTTGCGGGAGCTACGCCACCTGCAACTGTTGCTGATCTCACTACATTATGCCCAAGCACTACAGTTCCTACTGTTAATACTGCTGCTGGTCCATGCGTTTGGAACCAACCGTAAGCACTTAATGCCATATCAACAACGGGAACACCCATTGCTGCACCTGTTTCTGCTGCTGGTGCAACTACAAGTCCAGACCAAGGATCTGACATTAAAGAAACTTTAGATGAAGTTGCTATTGCTGTAGCTAATGCGTCGTGGCATGTTATTACAACTGAAGGATCATCCGAATGATCGTGTACTGGATTAGACTTAATTTTTAAACATTGTCCTTCGCCCGCACCATCATTAACGTAAAGATAACCACCTGCATACTGATTTAAAGTAAGGTCAGTTCCTGCTGTTTCTACTGAAATCTCATACTCACCTGCAACAACTGCTGCTGTTGGGGCTAAATCTTGGTGATCAGCTTTTGTTCCAACAATGGTTTGAACAAGTTTTCCTGCTGTTAATGCAACACCACCTGCTAAACCGTATCTAAATACTCTATCACCGTAGTAAAGAACTGATCCTAAAGGAATATCATTTCCTAAAGAATCGGTTACTGAAGTAGTACCACTTGTAAAGGGGTTGATAATTGAGTCTGGGTTAGATCCTTTACCAGTAAAAAAGTCCGTAGGTGCAAAACCTAGTATTGAACTTGTTCCAGTTGTACTGCCTATAGCGTACTGACCGCCTTCTCTAGTTCCGTAAGTAGTTTCTGCTCCTGTTGTGGAATTAACTCGGTAAGTTATAAAACCGTTTTTGGACCTGACTGGTCCAGTAAAGCTTGAATTTGCCATTATTTTTCTCCCGAAAAAAATCCTATCGTCTTGGCTTGTCTGCTAGGTCAGTCGATAGGTAAAGTTATCCTAGTTAATAAGTTCCCTTCAATATTACTTCCAAACGGGATAAATATAAAGAAAAACTTAAGGTTGATGGGGGTTGAGTGAGAAACCCCCCCATCACAGGTTCCATTTAGCTTATGCTCCGGGTGTGCCAAAGACAGTTCGGGGGTCAGACCACCCGAACGAATATCTTTCACGCGCCTTGTAACGTACATTACCGGTATCAAAATCCGCTTCCATCGAGGTTTTGATTGCCGCACGGTTAAACATTTTTAAACCGTTAGGACAATCTGTCTTGATGAACCACGCATCTGTGTCGGTAAGATAATGATTAACAGTATAGCCTTCTGGGACCATGCCCATATTTCTAATAGCGTTAATATCATTATCCGCTGTACCTACTCGCCCGGGAGTTTCCAATAAACGATCAGCGGTAAATTGAAGCTCTTTAGGGATAATTAATTTTAATCCCTGCAAAGCAACTTTTAAACCGCGTTCGTCTGTGAATGCCGCAATATCAATCAATGCCTGTTCTAATGAAGTTTCATTCAGGTCGGCTGCTGTTGAAAGTACATTACGCAAATCGGGACCACCCACCGTTGGATGGTCTGATACGCAAAGCGCTTTCGTGTCTCCGCCTGGATAACTTGTATTAAAAGCATTGTTCAATACCGCTGCACCTTTGACTTGCTTGGTGTTCGACATACTTCTGGCAAGCGCTCGAGTGTATCTTGCTGACAATTTGTCATAAAGATTATCCTCGACAGCTTCTTCCGTAATGCTGAAAGCCAAAGCAATCGTTTCGTGGGTATACCTTGATGTAAACGCTTCTTGCGCTTGATCAAAGGCTACTCCCGCTCCTTCTGATTTAACGGGGGCTGTGTCAAAACCGGTGAGCATGACCTCTTCTTCAAAAGCCCGATCACTAGATTCAGTCTCGAATATTTGTTCGTGTTCCTGATCATAGCGAGCGTACTCAAGTCCGAAAAGAGCATTTAAGCCTGGAAGCAACTCTTTTACAAGTTGCGCTCTACTTATAGCCATTATTTACTCCTAAGTTCCTGCTACACCACCACGCATGTAATGCTCATTAATCAGAACGATTAAATTTGCATTATCTGCCGTGAGGTCTCCGTTAGAATCGTCTTGGACCACGCCAACAATCTTTAGCTGAAGTGCTAAGGTTGTGGCGATCGTGCTAGAGTCAAGTTCTCTGGTTGCAACGCCCGTTGTCGTACTACCACCAATGCCATCAGTATCGGCATTTCTGCCTATACACGTCACGGCTGAAGCACCATCTGCTTGTACTAGAAACAGTTGGTTGGGGTCGTCATAGATATATACTTCTATGGCGCCACTTCCGAGTGCTGTCGTGCTGGCTGGGTAATAGTTCTTAAAGGTGGGAGTGCCGTCAGTAGCAACATAATAAGTGTGTGAAAATACACCAACAATATTGGCAGAACTAGCTGCCGCAGTTTCGATGTAACCACCACTAAATATAACAATATCGCCTTGATAGATACTTGTACCGTATCCTGAAGAAGGACTAATATTATATTTATTTGCTTGCTGAACCGGCCATCCGGCACCTTTATATGGACGAAGCCCAAAGGCTTTATCTACATTGGCCATTTATTTCCTCCGAAATAAAGATGAACGATTACTATTCGGTACCTTAAAAACTTACTTTTCGTCAGCTTTTCTAGTACCGCCCATTGTTACACGTGTTTGTCGGTTCGGTTTATGTACCGACATGGAAGGATGTGTGCCGTCCCTAAAAAAATCATTGTCAACTGCGTCCATTTGACCCTCGGTCCGAACTTTAAAGTAATTTTCGCGTTCTTTGACAGTTTCTTTAGGAATACGGGCTAATATCAACCCTCCTACTCCGATAGCACCTGCGTGTTTGCCTTCTTCAACTACGGGGGACTCAAAATCCGGATATTCGTCTGCTCTCACAGGTTCATATCCTTCGCGGAGTTTCGCTGACAGGTTTTTGGTGTCAGATTGTCCACGGATCTCATGTCGAATCCATCGATGATGATAGCCTTCAGGTGGCTCGGGTGCATCCAATGCGGATGGAGGAGACCAAGGTTTGCGCCGTGCTTTTTTCTCACGGCTCTGGGTCTCGCGTGAAGCTCGAGTTGTGTTTTTTACGTCTTTCGTGGTGTTATCCATTTATTACTCCTTCACGTATTTAGCGTACTCTTCTAGTGGCACACCAAGTTTTTTAGCTATAGCGACCTGTGATGGTGTGAGTCTCACAGTCTTGCTGCGCCCTTTTCTCGGACTGCGTGTAGCAGATGCAACCGTCTGGACGGGACGAGTTTCCGTTCCAGAAGAGGCCCCATTAAACTTGTGCGGGAACTCTTCTCTCATTCTTTTATCAACTTCATTGTAGTATTGATTGGAAGAAGGATCAAATCCTTCTTCTTCTGTCAATTGGCGATGGACCACAAAACTGGTCATGGTCATAGCTGTATCTTCACCAAACCATGAATTTTTTCTTGCCCATGCTTCCGCTTTAGGGTCCGGCGGTGGAGGGGCTTCGTTTGGCTGATTAAATTGAGTTGTTCTTTGTGCGTCGGTAACTGATCGCCTGACCAAAGCCTGTCGAACTTTTCTTTGGTCATTAAGTTTTTTCAGGTTCTGTGCTTCAACCGCAAGACGCGCCAATTTTTGTTGTGATTCAACCTGCTGGTCCACATCATCGTTTTCCGTAGCCTGTTTTAATGCCGCTTTAGCTGCTTGGGTCTCCGTAGTAATCCGATTGGCAAATTCAATAATATAATTACCGTCCAAAGCCGTGTTTCTGTTTTTAAGGGTTAGATTTTCTTTTTGGACATTCTGTGCGTAATCTGTTGCCGTTTGTTCCCGGCGTTCGGCTTCCCGCAATCTGGCTGTCAGCTTGTTAATACGCTGCTGAACATTCTTGCTGTAGTCTTCGAGTTCCCTCTTGGGCTCTTCTACTTCTTCTACTTCTTCTACCCTGATTTTTTCGGTAGTTTCTTGTGGTGTTTCGGCTGCTACTTCGGTGATTATAGCGCCTTCTGCTGGAAGTTCGACATCAACGGCTGGGCCGGTGACGTCCAAATCAACCATTTTCTCTTCATTGGTTTTTGTTAGTTCTTGTCTAGGCATGGGTCACTCCTCATGTTTTTAATAGTTATGCAGAATTGCTTCTGGATCAGATATTTTCGCAATAATTTCGTCATCATTCAATATCTTAACTTCTCCTCCTTCAATTTCAAATCGGGAACCTGCGTATCTCCCGAATAAAACCCAATCCCCGGATTTACACCAAGGACCCGTTGGAAATTTGTCTTCGTCACTGTAGGCAAGGTTTCCGGTCTTTAATACATAACCGAGAACCGTGCTTATCTGTTGGCGTTCCATTGTTTTTTCAGTGAGGTAAATTCCTCCGTCTGTACGACCTTTACCACGGTAAGGAAGAATAAGAATGCGCCACCCCGTTGGTTCAGGGAGTTGTTCCAACAAAGCAGGAGTTATTTTTTCCGGATTTAATTTTTTCCCGTCGGTTTTCTTTTTACCGACATTTTCATAGGCTTTCTGTAAAAGCGTCTTTCCTTTTTCTTCCTGTGCCCATTTTTGTTCAAGGGCACTTGTTGCATCACCCATGTTATTCTTCTCCCGACCTCTCCAACAATGCAGTTATTTCCGATTTTACATAGGTCAATGCCTGCGTTTGTCCGGTCAAATTACGGTAATGCTCCCAGTCTTTAACCTCACCATTCAGCATCATTGAATGTACCCGTTCTTCTTTTTCCTTAACTATTTTAAGAATTTTATAAGCAAAATCTATGGCGTCAATTGTTCTCTCTCCTATCTAACCTACCAAGTCCTCAGGGTCTTCAAAGTATTTTTCTTCAATTCCTGAAGGATATAAAGAAGACTGATAATCTGTCGGAATGTCAAAATCATACTCACCCGGACTTCCTAAATCCAAGCCCTCAAGTCCAGTTGGGTCTTCAGCCCCGGTTATGGTTCCTCCGCTAAAAGGTGTTGTTCCAGCAAACTGATCCGTTCCCATCAAGGCATAAGGATCCACGTCCCCATAAGGACTGGTATAAGTTCCATAAGGAGTAGTACCTATGTCCGTGGCGGTAGTGGTATCTATGGTGGTGTCCCCTACAGCAAAAAGTGCATTTTGAATAGCTTCATTAATTGAACCGCCTTGTCCCAAGGCCCCTTCAAGAGCACTGCCAATAAGTCCTTGTATTCCTTCTTCGCCCATGTACCCAGATTCTGCAAGCATTGCCTGAACCTGTTCTGTAGACATTCCCTGTGCCATCGCAGTATCAATCATTTGCTGCACTGCATCAGCGGTAAGGGCATCTTCTGCTGGAGTTGTTTCAATTCCCGCTATGGCATCAGCAATCATTGTTGCAATATCGTCTGCACTTAACAATCCGCTGTCACCAACATAATCGCTAATCATGATTGCAATATCTTCGGGAGACATGCCTTCTAGCAGAGCCTCATTGATCATTGCTTCTATAGTCTGGATAGTAGGAACGCCTTCTTGAGCTTCAGCAATTGCGGCCAAAATTTGATCATCCGTCATCTGGTCGCCATATTGTGCTGTGATTAGGTCAATAATTTCTTG